ACTTAGGAAGAGAGGCAGAAACCTACCTGTATCATATCATACATAGATATGATTCGCTATCAGAATACACAATATTCTCTCAAGGTGATCCTCTTTTCCATGAGCATGAGTTTATTGAAAAGATTAACGATCTAAACAATCTAATTCAGTCAACAAAAAAAACAGGCATCCGTTTTTTCTCTTTTGAAGATACCGAGCCAGTAACAGGAGTTAAAAGACAAGAACATCCAAACGGTTTGCCCATATATTATTTTTTGGATCTTTTGTTCGGGATAGAACTACAGTCAACAATAGACGTTAAATATAACTGTGCCGCTCTATTTATAGTTCATAAGAACAATATTCTTTCTAGACCAAAAGAGTTTTACCAATTTTTAAGATGTTTTGTTTCCAATAGCAAAAACCCAATGGAGGCGTGGATTTTTGAAAGATTATGGAAATACATTTTTAATCCAAAAATACCAACAAATAATAAGTATCTAAGATTTCTAAATGATCTTCATTAGCCCTGCAAAATCTGGAACAACATCGCTAGGAAAAGCGATGCAAATTCTTGGCTATGAAACTTATGGCTGGAATCCAGATATTTTCTCAATTGACCAATATAAAAAAATCAATGAATTCAACAGAATCGTTTCAAACCTAAAATATATTGATTACGAATCAAATGCAATTTTAGACATTCAGAGATGCTTTATCTTTGTTAAGAATTTTATTCAACGACACAAGTTAAATTGTTTCCATGACTATCCGCTTGGACATGAATTTTTTGATCCTGTTCTCAAGAAAATAATTTTTCCAGAAGCAAAATTTATTTTTAGTATTAGAGAACCTAAACTACTATATGACTCAATGAGATCACACTATGATTTGCACAGTTTTAGCGATGAGTATTTTGAATTATTATTGAACGCCTACAAAAGCAGATACGAAATAATCAAAAACCAATTCAATAAAGACGTTTTGTTCTATGAATTAGGTAGCGGCTGGGAATCTGTATGCAAATTCCTTGAAAAGAAAATCCCCGATCAAGATTTTCCTTATGAAAACAAGAGAGGTGTATAAAAAACAAGACATTGGGCGAGTAAAGGTATCGACAGATAAAAAGAAATATTTGATGCAAGTAGTAGTTGATCTGGCGGCTACTTTAAAACCAGATTAAAAGTGTTAAATGGCACAACTCCATTTGCTCTCGCTGCCTAAATAACGGCTGCGACGATTCAAAGAACCGTTGGGATTAGGGTCTGAAGAATCGCTGTAAAATATCCTCGCTCCTATTAGTGGTGACGGTTAATAGGCTAAGATGTGTCACTAGGATTGGTGAATGTTGTTTGTTCTTTAACCAAATCCGAATTTTTATGAACAAAATAAACTTGTAGATTCTTATATGGGCAGTTATACTGGACAGGGGTTCGACTCCCCTCTCGTCCACTTAAATAAGGGAGTATTATGGCTAGATCAAAAGAAACAGAACTAAGCATACTACAACTAGAACTTAAAAAAAGACAAAAGATTTGTGCTTCTTGCGAAAGAAAACTCTATAAATACGAAAAAGCAAACGAAAGAGTTTTTAATGCAGTATCTCAGGACGAGATTGATGATGTTAAATTAGAATTAGATACTCAAAAACTAGAAATTGAAATTTTAAAGACTAAGATAAAGGAACTTTTATAATGAAATTTTTTGCTATTGCTTTTGCTCTTGTTGGATCTGTTTGTTTCGCTCAAGATTCAGTGAAAGAGATTCCCTCTTTTTATCTACGACCAGAACTGTATAACTCTGTTGTTGAATATCCTCTTGTAATCCAGAATGGCTATGCTTTTGTGGATAGTTTTCAGATAGCAGAAAAGTATTTTGATCATCTTCCACCAGAAGTGAACTTTGATGCTGAACAGGTGGTTATCTTTGCCTGGAATGGTAGTGGTCAAGATAAGATTGAGTATGAAAAGATGGATAATGTTTATCACTTTGTGTTCAAGCGAGGACAAACGAAAGACCTCAAGCAGCATATTAAAATTGTTTCTATTCCCAAGAAAAATGAATGGATTTTCCACAGAGTTTTAGATTAATGATAAATAAAGGAACTAACTGGCTCACAAGAGATCAGCAGCAAAAACTTGATGAGATTTACAAACTTTGTAACCAATCAATAGAAGAACAAACAAAAAGACAGAGAAGTTTGGGCTACGGACTAGATGATTATACTGAAGGGAGAATAGTCGGGGCCGCTAATCTTGCAAGAAAGATAAAAAGAATTGTGTTCAAGGAAAACACTTGACAACGCCGATACTTGTGATATGCTTAGAGAACAAGAGATTTGGACATGAAACCCACGGGACAACAGGTTTGGTTTATGAATTACGAATTTGAAAAACTTTCCCTTATCGTTCAGTCACTCCGAGAAACAAGCAGTACGAAAGAAAAAGAAGCGATCATCAAAGATCATTCTGATGACAATTTTTTTAAGAATGTTCTGCTCTATACTTACCATCCTATGTGGAAGTATCATGTAACCAGCGAACAGATTAATAAGAAGAGAGATCTTCGTACTTCAGAATGGGGTACAGATAATTTATTCCAACTTCTTGACGCTCTAAAAGATCGTAGAATTACTGGTCACAATACTATTGGTGCAGTTAATGCGTTCATTGAAGATAACGAACTGGAACCATACCGTGATCTTATTTTGTGTATTATAGATAAGGATCTGAAAACGAGGGCTGGAGATAAGATTATCAACAAAGCCATTCCAGATCATATTCCTGAATTTAGCGTTGCTCTTGCTGATAAGTATGAGCCTCAAAATGTAAAATGGGAGGACGAGTGGTATGTTAGTCGCAAGTTGGACGGTGTACGCTGCGTTGCTATTGTTGACGCTGTGGGTAATACTACGTTTTATTCAAGGACTGGTAAAATTTTTAGCACTCTTCGTGTTGTTGCTGATGGGATTGCCGCTTTGGGAATTACTAATCGGGTTTTTGATGGAGAGTTATGCCTTGTGGACGAAGACGGGGTAGAAGATTTCCAGGGTGTAATGAAGCAGTTGAACAAGAAGGATCATACTATTCCCAATCCTTCCTATAAAATCTTTGACTGCTTGAGCATTAGTGAGTTTAATACTGGTGCGAGTTTTAGTAATCTCGCTAAGAGATACCAACATCTCCGAGTATTAATGAGCGATAATACTTGTCCATGTCTTAGTGTTCTAGGTATGGAAAAGATTAGAGATGACGAGCATTTTGCCGAATGGACAAAGAGAGCAGAGGATTATGGGTGGGAAGGACTGATCTTGAGAAAGAATACAACCTATAAGGGCAAGCGAAGCAAAGATTTGCTCAAGGTAAAGAAGTTTTTTGACGATGAGTATGTTGTGAAAGAACTGGAGTTTGGCCCTTTTCGGTATGTAAAGGATGGAGCAGAGTGTGAGGAGACTATGCTCAGTGCTGTAAGCATTGAACATAAAGGACATGAAGTAAAGGTTGGTAGTGGCTGGACTATTGATCAGCGTCAACACTACCATAGGCATCCAGAAGAACTGATTGGTGCTACTATTACTGTTCAGTATTTTTCTGAGACGGAAAACCAGAATGGGGGCAAAAGCCTGAGATTTCCGACCGTGAAGCATGTTTATTCATCTGGTAGAGATGTATAATATAGAAAAATCTGGACGATCCGCTTGACAGACTCGTCTCGTTTGGTATAATTGGCGTATTGGAACACACACTACTTTGGAGTTTGAAATGGACACGACAAATGAAAAGAAGACCACTTATTGCCCGACTCTTGCCGATAAGTTTTTTGCAAATTTTCCCAAAGATAAAGTTACCACATACAAGTCTTACTGGGAGAGTGTACGACCACAGAATAATGATGACATTTTTCGTCGTTATCTATTTGCCTATTGTTCTGTTCACACAAGTTGGAAGGGCAATGTCTATGGGTACAATGCAATTAAAAACTTTGAAGAATGGACTGACGACAAAGAAATTCTGAGAGATAAGTTGGCTAATAGCGGAGTCGGCCTGCACAATAATCGCACAGAATACATCTGGGATTTTAAGGATAAGTTTTGGGCAAACCCGAAAGACTTCTATCTTACTACGAAAAAGTACCATGTAAAGAAGCGGGAT